TGAAATGGGTTTTTCAGAACTTAAACTTCATGATGGATCTCATTTAAAAGTTTCAACGACGTATCGAGCAACCATATCGGAAGCAAATAAAGAGGCGGCGTTTAACTGGCTTCGTAATAATGGACTAGGGGATATAATCAAAAATGAGATATCCGTATCCTTTGGTCGCAACGAAGATAACAAGGCAGCTGATTATGCTGCTCTTGCACAAGAGAGTGGGTTTCAACCGACACAAAAGTTGAAGGTTGAACCCATGACTCTTAAAGCGTTAGTCCGTGAGCGTATAGAGGCGGGTAAAGAAATGCCAACGGAAATTTTTGGAGTTTACTCTGAAAATAAAACAACAATAAAAAGGAACAAATAAACATGAACCAAGTAACAACAAAAAAAGAAGGTGCCTTAGTTTCAAATGTTTTTGAAGCTGATGCAAATCAAGGTGCTCAAAATATATCGCAAGAAGATCTTGCGTTACCTTTCTTAAAAATTTTGGGACAACTATCTCCGGAAGTAAACAAAAGAGATGGTAAATATGTCGAGGGTGCAGAACCTGGTAAGATAATAAATACCGTTACCAATGCGTTATATGACAGTATTAATGTAATACCATGTCATTATAAAAGACAATACATTGAGTGGCAAGATAGAGGCACTAGTAGTGGTGCACCTGTAGCGATACATGAGGCAGACAGTGATATCGTAAGCCAAACAACTAGAGGTAAAGATTATAAAGATAGATTACCAAACGGTAACTATTTGGATAACACCGCTAATCATTTTGTATTGGTATTAGATAAAAGTCCTGAAACAGCTTTGATTTCTATGAAATCTACTCAACTTAAAGTTAGTAGAAAATGGAACTCAATGATGATGGGTTTAAAAATGCAAGGTAAAAATGGTTTATTTACTCCGCCAACATATAGTCACATTTATAATTTAAAAACAGTTCAAATGTCAAATGACAAAGGAACATGGTTTGGTTGGGATGTGTCTAAAGTTGGACCAGTAACTGAAAAATCTTTTTACGACATGGCAAAAAATTTTGCTATTAGTGTTGGTAAAGGTGAGGTCGAAGCCAAACATGGTTCGGAGGAATCTTCTCCAACTTCTTCTAAGGGCAATTATTAAGTATCCTAGGTAGTGGGCGGAGAAGCGAGAGTGGAAACCGCCCACTTTTTAATTTATGGACCCGATAGAAAGATTTAAAAATATATTTGAAGGATTAAACCGAGCACATGGTGTCACTAAAGTTTCAGAATCGAATGGAGACGGCAATAAAATAAAAGGCAAGTCTTTTGTAAAAAGAGAAGATATTACAGATGAACTTTGGACAAAACATTTAGAGGGTATTGATAGTTTAGGTGTTATACCTATTAATGATGATAATCAATGTAAATGGGGTTGTATAGATATAGACTCTTATGCAGGTTTTGATCACAAAAAATTAGTTGATAAAATATTTAATTTTAATTTGCCATTAGTAGTTTGTAGATCTAAATCCGGTGGTGCTCATGTGTTTTTATTTACTTCAGAGTATGTGTCTGCGGGAGTCTTACAAGATAAATTAAATGAAATAAGATCTGTTTTAGGTTATGGAGGATCAGAAGTTTTTCCTAAACAAAGAGAATTAAAATCGAAAGATGATACAGGAAATTTTTTAAATTTACCATATTTTAAAGGTGATAAAACAACAAGATATGCTTTTGATAAAATGGGACAAGCTGTTAATTTAGAAGGTTTGTATCGTCTATATGAAGATAATAAAATTACATCACAACAATTATTAGAATTAAAAATAAAAAGACCTCAAACCCCATATTCAGATGGACCACCTTGTATAGAGCTTATGGTACAAAACAGAGTTGGAGAAGGTGGAAGAAATAATGCTTTGTTTCATTATGGTGTATATGCAAAATCTAAATGGCCTGAGAATTGGAAAACTAAATTAATGTTATTTAATGATTCAGCTATGGAACAACCGTTGTCTGACACTGAAGTAAACATAATAATTAAACAACATGATAAAAAAGATTGGGGCTACAAATGTAATGATCAACCAATGTGTAGTTTATGTGATAAAAAATTATGTAAATCTAGAAAGTTTGGTATTGGTCAAGAGATAATGTTTCCAAGTTTAGCAGATCTACAAGTTGTTAATTTAGAAGAGCCTTACTATTATTTAAATGTAGATGGAGATAGGCTATATTTAGATTCTGCAAAACATCTAACAAATCAAGCATTGTTTCAAGAAGAATGTGTTAAGCAGCTTAGATTTAATCCACCTACTTTAAAAACCAATGAATGGAAACAAAAAACTAATATTCTATTAGAGGGGGCAGAGATAACTGAACCAGCTGAAGGAACAGGAACAAAAGATATATTGCGAAATTATCTTGAAGACTATTGTGTTAATAGAGTTCAAAAAGATGATTTCGAAGATTTAAAAAATGGTGGAACTTATACTAAAGATGGTTATCATCATTTTGTTTTTGATAACTTTTTTCATAACTATTTGTCTAGAAAACATTGGAAAGTTCAATATCAAAGAACTTCACAAATGCTAAAAGATTATTTAGATTGCACAACTAAACGTGTTGGTAAAACGAAACTATCTGTTTTTGTTGTTGCTAGGTTTGATAAGTGGATAGAAACTCATAAGCAAAAAAGAAGAAAGGATAATTATTAATGAGAAGAATAACATATGGACCACCCGGAACAGGAAAAACTGAAAGACTTTTAAAAACAATAGAAATATTTTTAAGATTTGGTGTAGAGCCTGAAAAAATAGGCTATTTTACTTTTAGTAAAAATGCAGCAACAAACGGTAAAGAAAGAGCGTCAAGTAAATGTGATAAACCCATCAATAGATTTCCATTTTTTCAAACACTCCACTCGTTTTGTTTTACTCAAATGGGATTAGATAAAGCTAGGGTAATGCAACCAAAACATTATCACGAATTAGGAAATGATTTAGACATTGAAATAGAAGGTGGTTATAAACAAGATCAAGACCACGACGGAACATTAAGATATGATAATCCATATTTACAATTAATACACAAAGCTAGAGCGTTAATGTTAGAACCACTTGAATACTATGATAAATATGAACACGACGACACAGAAATAAAAAGAAATAAATTAGAAATTATTTTTGAAGGTTTAAATATATACAAAAATGAAAAAGGTATGGTAGATTTTGATGATATGTTAGAGAGATATGTAAATGGATATTTTGATAAAGAAACAAATAGAAAAATAGAATTTATTCCACCTAAATTTAAAGTTGTATTTTTAGATGAAGCACAAGATTGTAGTGCTATGCAGTGGAAATTATTTAATAAAATAGAAGAACAATCTGAATATTGTGTTGTTACTGGAGACGATGATCAGGGTATTTATAAGTGGAATGGTGCTGATGTAGATACTTTTATAAACTTAGAAGGTAAAAGAAGAATATTAAAAGAATCTCATAGGGTGCCAAAAGAACCTTTTAAAGTTGCAGATAAAATTATTAAAAAAGTTAAAAAAAGAGTTGATAAAGAATATTATCCAAAAGAAGAAGATGGATCTGTAGAATATTGCCAAAATTTACACGAAATAAATTTTACAAAGGGTAAATGGTTGGTGTTGGCAACAGCAAACTACATGTTAAATGATATTGGTGATGTGCTAGATGAAAAAGGATTGTATTGGCAAAGACGAAACGCAACACCAAGAGTTAAAAATATATATGAAATAATTCAAAACTGGAATAAATTAAAAACAGGTATACCTCTACACTACAATGATTGTAAAAAAATATCTCATAAAATGAATAAAAACTGGGATAAAAAATTATTTAAAGCTATGGCCAAAGATACATTTTATGACATAGATACTTTAAAAAATAATTATGGTCTAAAGACAGAGGCAGATTGGCAAGAGGCTTTAGATGAATTAGGAAACTCTGATATAAGAAAAATAATAAAACTAACTGAAGCAGGTGAAGATCTTTCTAAAAATCCAAGAATAAGTGTTTCTACAATACATGGAGTAAAAGGTAATGAAAGAGAAAATGTGGTGGTGCACACAGAGTTATCAGGAAAAGCATATGAAGATTATTTAGAAAATGAAGATGACACACATAGATTGTTTTATGTTGCATGCACTAGAACAGAAAAAAATTTATTTATAATGGAACCAAAAAGGAGTAAAGCTTATGACATCTAAAGATATATTTAAAGGAGTTACATACGACTCATTAGAAAAGCAGGTAGGTGGAAAACACTATTCTTCTTTTACCATTCAGCCCGCAGAGTTTATCAATGAAAATAAACTCTTGTTTGCGGAGGGGAACGCTATAAAATACATATGCAGGCATGCGAAGAAAGGTGGATTACAAGATATAGAGAAAGCAATTCATTATTTAGAAATGATAAAGGAGCGAGATTATTCATGAAGACTATTTACAAACCACAAACAGAGTGGTTACCACCACAAGAATTTCCTGATCTTTCTAAGCATGATGAGATAGCGATAGACTTGGAAACAAAAGATCCTGATTTAAAAACTATTGGCTCCGGCTCTGTTGTGGGCAGAAGTAAGATAGTTGGCATAGCTGTTGCCGTTAAAGGTTGGTCTGGATATTATCCCATAGCACATGAGGGTGGTGGTAATATGGACTTTAGAATGGTTCTAAAGTGGTTTCAAGATGTACTAAATACAGACGCTATAAAGATATTTCACAATGCTATGTACGATGTATGTTTTATTAAGGCCGCAGGTCTTAAAATTAATGGCACCATCGTAGATACCATGATTGCTGGCTCTCTCGTGGACGAGAATCGCTTTAGATACGATTTAGGCTCTATGGGTAGGGATTACATCGGAATAGGCAAAAACGAGGCTGTATTACAAGAAACTGCTAAAGAATGGGGTATAGATGCTAAATCAGAAATGTATAAATTACCAGCTATGTACGTTGGTGAGTATGCAGAACAAGATGCTAAGATAACACTAGAATTATGGCAAGAAATGAAAAAGGAAATAGTACACCAAGATATAGAATCCATTTTTCACTTGGAGACTTCATTATTTCCTTGCCTTGTTGATATGCGTTTTTTAGGTGTTCGTGTAGACATTGATGCAGCTTACAAGTTAAAACAAAAATTAGTTCAAGAAGAAAACCAATGCTTGCAACAAGTAAAGAAAGTAACAGGAATAGACACACAAATATGGGCTGCAAGATCCATTGCCCAAGTTTTTGACAAACTTTCTTTGCCATTTGACCGAACCGAGAAGACACAAGCACCATCCTTTACTAAAAATTTTTTACAGAACCACCCACATCCGATGGTACAAAAAATTGCACGAGCTAGAGAAATTAACAAAGCTCACACAACATTCATAGATACCATATTAAAACATTCACACAAAGGAAGAATTCATGCTGAGATAAACCAAATTAGATCAGATAGTGGTGGCACTGTAACCGGTAGGTTCAGTTACAACAATCCAAACTTACAGCAGATCCCTGCACGGAACAAGGAACTTGGACCACAGATTAGATCTTTATTTATTCCAGAGGAAAAACATACTTGGGGATGTTTTGATTACTCTCAACAAGAACCACGTCTTGTTACACATTATGCTAGTCTTGATGGACTCTATGGTGTGGATGAAGTATTAGATGCTTATAAAAACGGTGAAGCAGACTTTCATCAAATTGTAGCAGAGATGGCAGATATACCTAGGTCTCAAGCTAAAACAATAAACTTAGGTTTGTTTTATGGTATGGGTAAAAATAAATTACAAGCAGAGTTAGGTGTATCAAAAGAAGATGCTAACGATTTATTTAGAACATACCACGATAAAGTTCCATTTGTAAAAATGTTAATGGATAGTGTCATGCGTAGAGCTCAAGATAAGGGTCGTGTTAGAACCTTACTTGGACGTAGATGTAGATTTAATTTATGGGAACCCAATCAGTTCGGGATACATAAAGCATTGCAACATGAAGATGCGCTCGCGGAACATGGACCAGGAATTAAACGGGCGTTTACTTACAAAGCATTAAACAAATTAATACAAGGGTCAGCAGCTGACATGACAAAGAAAGCTATGGTTGATCTATACAAAGAGGGTATCATACCACATATACAAGTGCATGATGAACTTGATATATCGGTAAACAATAATGCAGGTAAGATAAAAGAAATTATGGAGTCTGCAGTAGATTTAGAAGTACCAAACAAAGTGGACTATGAATCAGGACCAAATTGGGGTACAATAAAATGAGGTTAAAATATGGCTTACTTAAATGCAAATATTCCTGTAGAATACGCACAAATAAAAAGGGAGTATTTATATGATCTTAAAAAACATCATGGCGAAGTTGAAGACTGTATTATCTTCGGGATTACAGCGATTACAGGGAGAGCAATCCTTTTCCATGCCATCATGGAAAACGGTGCTATCTTTTATCGTTTACCCATATCGGCTTTTATTCAACGTGGTTTTAAACCGGAAGCTGTTCCATCCAAGAGACTTGATGAACTGGAATTGTGGAATTGTTTTTCTTATTACCCTGCTGTTACTACTTGGGATATTTTAGCATCACAATCAGGTAAATACATAGGCAAAGATAAAAAATGGCACTATGGTAAATACTTATTTACTGTTGATTTTGCACACCCAGAGAGTAATATAGTAGACACTGATCATTCTGAGATC